GCACCCAAGTCATTGTTTCCGACAAAGTGTCTCTATGATCTTCCGGACTACTCCAGAGGACCCCAATAAGTTCAACAAGAATAAAAGCCGCGAACCACAGGCTCCAGATTTCTATGGATGGTGGGATAAAGAACAAGTACATTGTGAAACAGGCCCAAGCGGCCCAGTACACAGAAAACACCGGATGTGGATTTCTATCAATTGTCATCGAACGTGTAGGTTATGATTTCGGGATATTTCCCTTTCTCGATTACACCAATCGCAGTAGGGGTTCGTAAGTAATCTATAGCCTTCATGCCTTCATGTGCATTTGGTGGCACACCCCACGGAGATCGTAGCTCCCACCATTGCTGAGCAACTTTAGTTGCGTAGCCTCCGTGGTCCAGGCAAATGTATTCATTAAAATGACGCAAGCCGCAGTAGTATGTAACGCGCATAGAATCTGGCTTGCCTGTCTTTTTGTGCAGACTGTAAAGCACTTTTGTGACTTTGTGCGACACGGGCGAAGGGATGTCCCCGGCAATAAGCTCAGCCGAGCTTGCTGCTGCTCCAATCTTAACTGTCTTAGGAAACTCAGCATTGCAGTGTTCACAATGTCTTGCAGAAGCATGAGAGTAGCAAAGGCAGTGTTCACATAACCGAACCGGGGCACTGCCTTTGAGCCCTTTTCCTTTGCGACTTCTTCGAGGCAGGACCGGATCATTAATTGGGCCTAGCCTTTCTGTGTTCCCGGCAAAGTCCAGCACTAAGCAATCTTTCTTTCCTTCGGCTGGACGTGTCCCACGGCCTAGCATCTGTACCCACAGTCCGGGGGACTGGGTTGGCCTTAGCATCACAATACAGTCGATTTCGGGGAAATCAAAACCCGTGGTGAGAATATTGTTATTGACCATTACCTGCACTTGGCCCTTTTTGAAAGCCGCTATGCGTTCGTCTCTGTCTGGCACCTTGTTATGAACAACAGTAGAGCTAATGTTAAATATATCTTCAAGGTACCCGGCAATGTGCTCGGCATGGTCAATACCGCTAGCGAATACAAGCCAGTGTTTACGATCACTAGCTAACTGTACTGCCTCTTTTAATGCGGCAATCGTAACACTTTCCTGGTCTACTTTGGCTTGCATCTGCTTAAGAACATACTCACCTCCTTGTATTGCAACGCCTGTTAGGTCTAGCTGTGAGTGAGTTCTCTTTGGTACTACCGGGGCAAGCCACCCTTCCTGAATTAACCAGTTAAATGATTTACGATCTGTTAAGTCAAAGGCTACGTCAGTAAAAATGCCTCCAGGATCTGTAAGCATCCCTGAGCTCAGCCTGTACGGCGTGGCACTAAAACCTATGACTTTGAGTTTTGGATTTGTTACCGACAAAGCGTCAATAAAACGCCTGTACATGGTATTGCCGTTGTTGCTGACCAAATGACATTCATCAATTAACACTAAATCGATGTGCCCAAACAACTCAGCTTTACGATGCACAGACTGAATACCGGCAAACGTGATAGCGGCGTCTGTCTCTTTCCGTTTCAACCCTGCACTGTAGATACCGACAGGGGCCGTGGGAAAAACATTGCGCAGCGTATCATAATTCTGCCCAATAAGCTCTTTCACATGGGTCAGCATCATAATACGGGTGCCCGGCCATTGACTAAAACTACGCCGGATAAACTCAGCTATGATGATAGACTTACCCGTGCCTGTAGGCAAAGCAATGATCGGGCTACCAGATTTTTCTGCGAAGTATTTGTGCAGATAGTCTATGGAAGCTTCTTGGTAGTCCCGTAGGCTTATAGGGGTGGCTACTGGCACTGGCTTATTCTGGGCCCGGTTAGCCTGTAGCCACAATTTCGCCCCGGCACCGGTAGTGTGCCACCATAGACAGGACTTACCCCTGTATGGCCTTTGTGGCTTAGAGCTTGAAAGAGCATAACGCTTTGCTTGCTCTTCATTTTTGTATGCCACTTTGTCGCAATGAACACATAGATACTTGCCCCCGCGAAATTCGAGAGTAGCCGGGTTCACGGTGTGTCTACAAGCACGGTGTAATCAGCGCAACCGTTTTTCTGTTCTTCTGTGCTCAAAGTGTAATTATACTTTTGACACAGCCATGCCCCGTCTTCAATTGGATCACAATGCAGACAGGTGCGGCAATGCTTTTCTTTTTCAGCACCGTGGTGGCAGATATCTGTGTAATCGCAGAAACGGCAAGTGTACCAACCGGGACTTGCATTCTTTACACGCTCCGGTGTGTCAGGAGAATAGATAATAAAATGTGCTCTGTCTATGTAACGCAGAGCAACTTCCTCGTCGTATTCTACAATAGGCATATACAAGTCGTCGTCATTTTTGTTGACGGCGATGTAAAGCGCAGCAGGAAGCTCTTTGTAGTGCATATAGATTTGCATTTGCACAAAATGTTCCCACTTGGCTTTCTCTACCCCTAGATTTTTTGTGCGTTTAAAGCTTTTATCGGAGTGTGTTTTGTATTCTCCCAAAATCCACTGTTCGGGGTACTCATAAGCATCGAACAAAAGAGCATCTAGGCTACCGCCAAAGTGTTCATCGTGGTCTATAATTCTGTACTGCTCGCCAGTTTTTGGATCTTCTTGTACAACATGAACACCGGCACGTCGAAGGTACTGAGAGATGCGGTCTTCTTCTTCGTGGCCTCTTTGAAAGAGCCTTAGAATTCTACCTTGGTGGAAATTCTTTTTGGCCCAACGAAAAGAGTACCACAGCTCACGCGCACAAGGTTTACCAACAATGCTTGCACCTAAATGGGTGCGGAATCCGTTACCCTGTTTACTCTCAAGGAACAAATCAATCGCTTCTTGTGTAGTCGTCATAATCGTAATCAACTTGTTTTGCAATGACACAGAGTGCGGAAATAAAAAGACCCATAAAACAGCCGACTACTAAACCAAGCATGAAAAAGAGCATTGTTACCTCCGGTGAGAGAAATTGCGCCGTAAGGGATTCGAACCCTTAAAGCCACAGCAGGTGCTTGGCTCGTTCTTTTTTTGCCTGAACCGGCGCTTTACTACTAGTGTTGCATCGGCACTTTTTCAGCTGCCCTAATTCTGCCAAGACGCATTGGGATTACCATTAGACCGTTGCACTGAGTGCAAACCCAGTCGCTTACCAACGGTTCCCCATTGTGCCGGTCATGCACACTGTTAATGATGTCTGTGCAATAGCCGCACTGCCAAGGACCATCTTCCTTATACGGTTCCTTCTTCACGTTGCCCATGGCGGCGTACCTCCTGCTGCCGGTGCCGGTGCCGGTGCAGCTGCGGGTGGCGTAAAGGTGGGTGCCGCGGCAGCAACTTGAACGTCACCGCCCTCTGCTGCCTTGTATCCTTTAACGTCGTTAGAAGCGTCGTAACCACCACTTGCCTCACGAACAACTACACGCGCCTGCAACGGGATGCCGTGCAGCTGAGCTGAATCATTAAGCTCAAACACATTTGTGGCATGGCAAATTGCCGCAAGGGTTTTGTTGGCAATCTCGACAGCTACCGGGTTCGGGTTATCGATGTTAAGGCGATCCCAAATAAGCCGTCCGTTGTGCTCGCCATCCATCACCTTCATTGTGAGCTCAAGGTACTGACCGGTTCCAGCCTTCGTGGCCTTCATCTCACTTTCGGTGATCATTACAGTGTACCACCCAGTCGGCAGCGGTGCCGGTCGCCCCATGTCGGGTTCGTGATTAGCGGCGTTGAAGCCACCGGGAATTGTAGCCATGCTAATTCACCTCAGAGTTCGCCACACCTAGGATTTTGTCGATGATTTTGCCGAGGTGTGGCGGCTCGGCAGCATCGAGAACTCCAGACCGGTCTTTTGCCTCGTACTGCAAATCGGCAGCGGTCTTCAAGTAACGGTATTCTTGGCCCTCTGGAGTACGAGCGATCTCCATGGCAAAGAGCTCATCAAAGAAATAAGGCATATCCCCGGTAAGCTTCTGGCCGGGCATGGACGGCCCGTAACGGCTGACGCCAGTAACGGCATCCTGGTTATGGCTCTGTTTAGCACTGAAGTAAACGTGCTTGCCGGGCAAATCCCGGAACTGTCTTATGAGTGCTCGCATCCTGTCCTGCATCTCACCGTAAGCACGGCGACCATCTTTCGTCTTGGCCTTCTCGTTATTAAGGCACACTTCGGCAATTTCAGAGATGCTGTCTAGTGCTACACTTTGGAATTGGCCTGCGTGCTCTGACTGTGTCAGAAAAGCGTAGGCTTCATCCATCTCGTCGATGTTGGTAATAGTAATCTGTGGGATATCATATCCGCGCAGACTAAGAATACCAGACTCAGCAGACAGTAGGACGGGCTGTGGTAATGTGCTCACCAATGTGGTCTTACCCATCCCGGCCCGTCCGTGGACGCAAATCTTTACACCGTGGGACTTAGCCGCTTGGCTCGGGGTTGTGAAGTTAAGAGCCATCAGCCTACCTCAACAACGGTTGTCTCGGGCTTAGGCTCGAGAACAGACAAGGTGGGCAAGCCGGGCTTAATCTTCAGTGTGCTGTCCACGGCCAAACGCTCTTCGTGGTCAAGGCTACGGTATACCCCAAGGTTTAGGACGTGCTTAACCTTGAACACCTTGTCCCGTAGCTTCTTGGGCAGAGACTTTACCCCGTCTTCGATAGGTGTACGGTTGATCTTGTAGACACCTTTCAGCTGTTGCCCGTTAGGGAGCTCACAAAGGTTGGTGCCCTCTTCGGGGTCGGGGAAACTACCTTGGAAGAGACCTTCACGCAAGGCACGTTCTTCTCCTTGCAGCTTACGGATAGTCTCCTGTAGCTCGCGCCAACGGTCCAACGTCGCGTAATAATCGCTCATACTTCCTCCTCCGGTGGGAACAGCTCTGTTACATCTTCCATATCTTCATCAAAGTCAAAGCCTTCTTTACGCATTTCGTTTTTCTGGTGTTCATTAAACACAGAAGTTACTTTACGCAACTCTTGGTCTATGGAAACGATAAGCTCGCCTATGTGGACACCAGTAGTTAAAAACTTGCGCAACCTGTAAAGCGCGATGCTATACAGCAATGGATCATGTGTGTTTAGCTCTACACGCTTAACGAGTATACCCAGTTGTGAGTACAAGCTTCGGGGCCTTGGACGACTTTTTGCCATAGGTGGACTGGACGCTCTTTTTTAGTGAATAGTTGGCCGGACTACACTAACGCAGAATCATTTGAGTAAATGCACGCACACTTTACTCCAGTCACATTAGTTAGTGGGCTAAAAAGGTACAATGGTGTTCACAGGTTAGGCAACCCCCTATGGGGCACCCTTGTTTAGACCGGGATGGGGCTACTATAATACCCCGAGGGTTGGCACCCGGCCAAACTCTTTTTTTCTACAGGAGATGTTAAAGTGTCTGAGACACTAATGGAACGCACCAGTCGTTTACTTCATAATTCTGAAGAAACTTTGCCCGAGACCTATGCGGCCCTGCACGCTAAGGGGTCTACTATTACCTATTACTGGCTACGAAAATTCAGCGCTGGTAACTTCGACAACCCGAGCGTAAACAAGGTAGAGGAGCTTTACACGCACCTCTCCGGCGAAGTCCTGTTTGAACGGTGAGCTTACCGGAAGTCCTGACGAAGTGCCCACAATGGTTGGTGAGTGGCCCCGATAAGGCTCCGCGCTCCATACATACCGGCGCTTACGCCGACGTGCGCGACAAAAGCGCATACACTACATATGAAAGTGCATTTGAGTATGCCAGTGTACGCGGTTGGGATGTCGGGTTTGCCCTACGGGCCGAAGACGGCTTTGCTGTTATCGACCTAGATGAGCCAGATACCCCGGAACAGGCCGAGAGACATAGCAAGCTCCTCGACGCTTTTCATAGCTACACTGAACTTTCCCGGAGTGGGCAAGGTGCCCATATATGGTTACGGGGAAGTGTGGCTCGAGGTGTACGACGTAGTAAGGTAGAGCTGTATAGCGATGCCCGTTATATGATCTGCACGGGCAATACTATACGTGATTTACCGATTGCCCAAGGTGGTGACTTACTTGCCACGTTGTTTACAGAGATGGGTGGTGCGGCTCCTGAGGAAGCCAAAGAGCTTCTAGAGACGGAAGAGATTAAAAGCGACATGGCCGTGGTTGACATGGCCAGTCGCGCCGTAAACGGCGACAAGTTCGATATGCTCTGTCGCGGCGAGTGGGAGTTGTACTACACGAGCCAGTCCGAGGCCGACTATGCCCTGATGAATATGCTAGCGTTTTACAGTGCTAGTAACGCGCAATGTCGGCGGTTGTTTAGGTATTCGGCACTAGGCAAGCGCGCGAAGGCACAGCGGGATAAATACCTGGACTATATGCTAACGAAGATTAGAGCCGAAGAACCTGAGCCTGTAGACCTAAGCGTACTTGTTGAGAACCACTTGGAAGAAGCGGGTTTGGAAGAACTGGGCATGGGTGTGGGGGCTGAGCTTTGGGACCGCCGGTTGCCTCCCGGCTTGGTAGGTAGGTTGGCTGAGTATATTACGGAGTCTGCACCAAGGCCAGTAAAAGAAGTCGGCATTGTGGCCGCGCTCAGTATGTCTGCCGGGATTATGGGTCGGCAGTTTAATGTCAGCGGTACGGGGCTGAACCTGTATTGCATCCTGTTGGCCAAGACGGGCACGGGTAAGGAAGGCGGGGCCAGTGGGATTGAAAGGTTGCTGCATCAGGTGCGGCAAAAGGTGCCCAGTGTGGAGGTATTCTTAGGGCCGGGCACATTTGCTTCTGGTCAAGCTATTATTCGGGCACTGGACGAGAAACCAAGCTTCTTTAGTGTGTTAGGTGAGTTCGGGCTAACGCTGCAAATGATGAGCGACCCAAGAGCGGGTAGTCATTTGGTTGTAATGCGGCGAGTGCTCCTGGACCTGTATGGCAAGAGTGGGCAGACATCTGTTTTGTATTCTACTGCCTACAGCGATAAGGAAAAGAACACTAAGATGCTCACCGCCCCGGCTATGACAATGTTTGGGGAGTCTACACCGGACAGTTTCTATGCCGGGTTGTCCGAATCCCAGATTGCAGACGGGTTAATCCCCCGTTTTCTCATTATGGAGTACCACGGTAACCGTACAGCCAGAAACGAGATGGCTTTTGCCAGCCCGGACGATGCGCTTGTGGATGAGCTATGCGAGCGGGTGGTTACGGCTTTGCAGATGATGAGCAACAATGTGTTTGTGGATGTTCAAATCGGGCCAGATGCTGCCGCGTTGTACGATAAGTTTGATGCAGAATGTGATGCCCATATTAATACGGGTGGGGATGAGGCAACACGGCAGATGTGGAACCGGGCACATTTGAAGGCTCTTAAAGTGGGTGGTGTACTGGCTGCAATGGATCGACCACATAGTCCTGTGATTAGTGGTGAGGAGGCCCAGTGGGCTATTGACGTTGTGATGTCTGACCTCATTGGCCTTAATGCCCGGTTCGAGCGAGGGGACGTTGGTGAGGGGGATAGCAAGCAGTATTCGGATCTGGAGCGGATCCTTGTCCAGTACAGGAAGGGTGCCTATGCAA